AACGCCAGCCTGTCCATCAGCAACGGCATCCAGCCGCAGTTTGCTGCTGGTGCCATGACCGCCACGGTGGACTGATGTGGTGTACCGCTGCGCCCACTGCCGTGAGCTGCTGACGCTGACCGACACCGAGCTGTCGGCCTGCTCAGAGCACCCTGCCGGGGGCGTGGAGTGGTCGCCTGACGAGGTGGAGTGGGCCCCGCTGGAGAACCCTGATGCCGTTTAGGTCCGTTGCCGAGGTGGCTAATGCTGTCGAGCAAGGGCGGCATCACATCCAGCATTTCATCCGCATATCGGTTTACGGTGGTTTCGGGACCAACGCGTTTGGTGATTTCAGCGTCGGCAGCGGCATCCCGTCCTACAACCCATACCTCGGCTTGGCGCTGGAGGCTACGCAACTCATCGGCTCCCGCAACAACAGCATCTATGTCGGCCCCGGCATCAGCACGGAGCGGTATCTGCTCAGTATGTCGTTGACGCATGGCGGCTCCACGGGCTTTCTGCCTTCGGTCTACTTTCTCGACTATTTGATGTTTTACCCGTACATCGACCTGGACAACACCGACCAGCAAGACTTGACCAACGATGTGACCTTGCCACGATACACAGACGGCGAGGGTGTGCGGATGCTGATGATGATGCAAACGCCTGGAACAAGCATTGCCACGAACATCACCATCAACTACACCAACCAAGACGGCGTTGCCAAGACCATTACGACAGCGTACAGAGCCTCGGGCGGCATTGGTGTCATTGGACCCAACATGATCAGCACCTCCGCGGGCTCTGCAGGGCCGTTCTTCCCGCTGGCCGGTGGTGACAGGGGCGTGCGGTCTGTGCAGTCTGTGCAGCTTGCGGCAGGCGTGGGCGGGTTCGGCGTGATGCTGTTGGCCAAGCCGCTGTTCACGATGTCCGCCAACGAGTTGTCGTCAACTGTCGAGAAGAACTTCTTACGCGAACAGGCGGCGTTGCCGCGCATTTTGGACGGCGCGTTTCTCAATTACATCTTCAACATATCCACCCAGACAAGCGGCTTGTTGCCGATGGTGGGGCAAGCGCAATTCGTCTGGACACCGTAAGGAATCACCATGCCATTCAGTTCAATGGACGATCTCGTGAACGAGATCACAAGCGGCAAGTTCAACCGCGCCGACTGGAACAAACTCACGGGCACGAATGCCTACACAGCCGGGCGTTGGTATGACTTCAGCGGACTGGCCGGTACTCCCGTAGCAAATGCCTTTGCGGGCACTGCACTGGCCTGGAGAACCTGCGACGAATTGACTGGCAACGGCACGCAGATTTTCGGCCTGCCGCATGGCGGGAATGTCAGCCCAGACACGAAGCACGTTCTGAACGTCAGCGCCATCACCTCCGTTGCCACGGGTGTCCCGGCGCAGTTGATGTTGTGCGATTTGCAGGGCTACTGGCCCGGTATCACAAACAACTCGGCCACGGCGCAAACCCTTACGGGCACGCCCAGCCTGCGCTACACCAACGGGGCCGGGTGCAGGTTGTTCTGGGTGCAAACCGCTGGAGCGGGCGCCACGGCGCAGAACATTGCGCTCAGCTACAGCAACACTGTGCCGACTTCGGGCAGGGCGCTTCCGGTCACGGTCGCCATGACGGCCTCGGCGCTTTCGACCCACATCAGTCACAGCGGCACGGCGGCCAACAACTACGGCCCATTCCTGCCCCTGGCATCGGGTGACACGGGCGTGTCCACCGTGGCGACGGTCACGTTCTCTGCCGCCAACACGGGCACCGGAGCGCTGTGCCTTGCCCGCCCGCTGCTGACGCTGCCGCTCACGACTGTCGGTGTCGCTGCCGAGCGGGATCTACTGAACCAGCTTCCCAGCCTACCCCGCGTCATGGACGGTGCCTGCCTCACGTGGCTCTACTTCGCGGGTACGGCTACGGCGGCGAACACCAACTTCTACGGCGCGGTCGAGGTCGGCTGGGGCTGATCGGGCTCATGGCTCTCAAGACAAACACCACGCTCCTGGCGCAGCTTCCGTTGCGCCAGATTGGCGGCTCGCCGGGAACTTTCCGTTCCATGTGGAGGCGTGGTGACCGGATGAACCAGTCCGTGGGCGAGGGCATCCCGTCCAAGCTGGCAGGCGTCCCCTCCGGGCACTTGGCTCCATCGTCGTGGGTGCTACCGTACAAGCCGGGGGCGATGTCGTCGTTCACCAATCTGGTGGTGACGGTCACGCCGGGGCTGCTAAATCTTGCGGCTGGCGTTAATATTAACGGCTCTACGACGGTCACGATTACCGTCAATCCCGCTGACGGGCAACTGATCGTCTCGGCGGTCGGCTCCACATCGATCACGTTCAACCTTGCGGCCAACTTGGCTGGTGCCCTGTCCGCATCTGGCAGCACGTCCTTCTCGTTCACGGTCAACAACGCCACCCTCGGCGCCATCGTTGATGCCGTGGGCGCTGCGCTGGTGCAGTTCTCAAACAGTGCCACGGTCAGGGCGACGGGAAATTTGAGCGGCGACATCACACCGTTTACAGAACTCAGCCCGCAAAATTTAGCGGCGGCGGTATGGGAAACGATTGCCGCAGACTTCAACGATCCAGGCACGATGGGCAACAAGTTGAACCTTGCAGCATCTGGCGGAGTAGACTACGATACGCTTGCGCAAGCTGTGTGGACTTATGTGAGCCGCACGCTAACCTCGGGCAGCAATGACTGCCTGACCCTCCCCCAGTTCCTGGCTCTGAAGGACTGATGATGGCTAAGTCGCCTGCCTGGACCCGCAAAGAAGGCAAAGCCGAGGCTGGTGGCCTCAATGCCAAAGGCCGCGCTTCCTACAACAAAGCCAACCCCGGCAAGCCTGGGCTCAAAGCCCCGCAGCCTGAAGGTGGCCCGCGCCGTGATTCATTCTGCGCCCGTATGAAGGGCATGAAGAACAAACTCACCAGCGAGAAGACGGCTAAAGATCCGAACTCTCGTATCAATAAATCACTTAGGGCGTGGAACTGTTAACATGAAACACGAAATTTCTGAGGGCACAAAACATGTTGTTGACGCCCTATCAGTCGTTACAGTGGTTGGCACGCTTGTGGAATTTTTACCTGCTGTTGCAGCAATCTTTACGATTGTGTGGACCGGGATTCGCATCTGGGAAACCGACACGATTAAATCGTGGACCGGGAGAAAGTAATGCCGGTTGAATCGGAAAAACAGCGCAGGTTTATGTATGCTTCACTTGCAGGCAAGACAGATGTCTCGCCCAGCGTAGCGAAGAAGTTTGTTGGTCCCAAAGCACATAAGGAGTCCGAAATGAAGAAACCCCTCCCCGCCTTCATGATGAAGGGCAAGAAGGAAAAGATGCCTGCCAAGAAGATGATGGGCGGCGGCATGGCCTACAACAAGGGCGGATCCATCGATGGCTGCGCCACCAAGGGCAAGACCAAGGGTACGAAGGTTAAGATGGCAATGGGCGGCAAAGCCTGCTGAGGAGTTTGCAATGGCAACCGAATCGCGCAAAAAAGCGAATCAAATGGAGCAGTCTCGCATGGCTCCTGCAACCACAAGAAACAAAGCTATGTCTGGGGCGTTAAAAGGCCCAAACATGATGGCAGGTCCATCTGAGGTTTATGACTTTGTGCGATCAAAGGTTTCGCCACGCACTCCACGCTCTGAAGAGGAAATGTCCGAGCTTGCCCGAGAGGTGGAACGCGCAGAAGTGCCACGTAGGCGTCCGTTTAATGCTGATGCCACCATGTCTCCTACTATGCGAAAGGCATGGCTAGAAGCGCAAGACGAAAAGGCGCGGAAAAAAATGGGCGAGGCATATGACCGCGCTATGCCCGATCCATATGGAGAAGGCAAAGCCAAAGGCGGCAAGGTCAAGGGCTACGCCAGCGGCGGCTCTGTGACTCGCGGTGACGGTTGCGTTTCCCAGGGCCATACCAAAGGCATGATGCGATGATGGCATCGCGTGGCATGGGAGCCATCCGCAAGGGTGTGGTGAAGAAGCGCCGTGACAACACGGACTTTACTGAGTACGCCGAGGGCGGACGGGTAAACGAGGCGGGCAACTACACCAAGCCTGGGATGCGGAAGAGCCTTTTTGAGTCCATCAAGGGGCAGGCTACCCAAGGCACCGCTGCAGGCCAGTGGAGCGCCCGCAAGGCACAGCTTCTTGCCAAGCAGTACAAGGCCAAGGGTGGTGGGTATCGTGACTGAGCAAACCAAACAGCATAGTCCGACTTGTTTTGTACATGACCACGGACCGTGTGATTGCGGCGTTGAAGCGTACATGACCGACGAACAAATTGACGATGAGTTGTTTGAGAAAGAAATGGCAAGGGAATGAAGGCCCCGCAGCAGAGTCTGAAGGACTGGACCGCGCAGAAGTGGACGACCAAAAGTGGCAAACCTTCTAGCAAGACCGGCGAACGCTACCTCCCCAAGGCAGCTATCGAGTCTCTTACACCTTCAGAATACGCTGCCACAACTAAGGCCAAACGCGCAGGAAAAGCCGCAGGCAAACAGTTTGTCAAACAGCCTCCCAAGGTCGCTGCAAAGACCGCTAAATTTAGGTAAGCCATGACCACATCCGGCACCGCTACGTTTAATCTCGACCTCAATGAGATCGTTGAAGAAGCATTCGAAAGGTGTGGTGCTGAGTTGCGCACGGGCTACGATCTCCGTACTGCAAGGCGTAGCCTAAATCTTCTCTTTGCAGCGTGGGCAAACCAGGGCATAAACATGTGGACCATTGAGCAGGGTACACAAGTCCTGACCGCTGGCACCAATACCTACACGCTGCCCGCCGATACTGTGGATCTGATTGAGCATGTGATTCGCACGGGCGCGGGTAACGTCTCCACGCAGACGGACTTGACAATCACGCGCATCTCAGTCTCCACCTACTCGTCTATCCCCAACAAGCTCCAGTCTGCAAGGCCGATTCAGATCTGGATCAACCGCCAAGGCCCTGCTCCGCAGTTCACGGTGTGGCCCACGCCTGACAATTCGCAGACGTACACGCTTGTCTACTGGCGGCTTCGCAGGATTCAAGACGCTGGTGCGGGCGGCACGTACACACAAGACATCCCGTTCCGTTTCCTCAATGCGTTGGTGTCAGGACTGGCCTACTACCTGTCCATGAAGATCCCCGGTGCGATAGAGCGTATGCAGGTGTTGAAGGCGCAATACGATCAGGATTGGGATCTTGCCAGTTCCGAGGACCGCGAGAAGGCCGCTGTCCGGTTCGTACCTCGTCAACAATTCATCTCATGAGCAATCGCTTTGCAAACGGCGCAAAGGCATTTGGTTTCTGCGATGTCTGTGGGTTTCGTTTCGACCTCAAAAAGCTCAAGAATCTCGTAGTCAAAACCAAGCAAACGCAGATCAAAGCGTGTCCTCAATGTTGGACCCCAGATCATCCTCAGTTGCAACTCGGGATGTACCCAGTCAGTGACCCCCAGGCCATCCGCGATCCCCGCCCAGATACGAACACTTGGTACGCCTCGGGACAAACTGCCATCGGGACTATCGGCGAGGGTAGCCGGGTGATTGAGTGGGGCTGGGCTCCGATAGGTGGGTCCAGTGGTTTTGATGCGCCCCTGACGCCAAACAGTTTGGTCGGGCAGGGATATGTTGGTACAGTTACCGTGTCCGTTTCCTAAGGAGTGATGATGAAAGATGTTCACAAGCACGAACGTGCGATGCACCCGGGCAAGCCGATGACCAAGCTCGCCAAGGGCGGGAAAGCCTTCAAGAAGGGCGGTCCCACCACTGAGGACCGCATGCGTCTGGGCAAGAATCTGTCCCGCGCCATGAACCAGAAGTCGGGGTGAACCATGATGAAAGCCAAGAAGCTGGCCCCCGCTAAGTCGGGGCTACCGCAAGAGATCGAAACCCTCAAGGACGAGATCTGCATGGTTGTGGGGAACATTGCTATGGGCAAGCCGCCCGCTGTCAAGACCTCCGGGATCAAGATCCGTGGGACCGGCGCTGCCACCAAGGGCACGATGGCTAGAGGGCCGATGGCGTGAACTACTCCGAGTTGCAGACTGCTGTTGAGGATTACACCGAGAACACTTTCTCGGCGGCTGACTTCGCCACGATGACGGAGTTGGCAGAGCAGCGCATCTACAACTCGGTGCAGCTTCCTAACCTTCGCAAAAACACCACGCTGACGCTGACCATCGGTAACCCGCTACTTGTAGTGCCGACGGACTTTTTGTCCTCGTTTTCCTTTGGTGTGAGCGTTGCGGGTGTGTTCAGTTACTTGCTGAACAAGGATGTCAATTTCATCCGGGAGTCGTTCCCGAGTGTGGCTGTCACTGGGACGCCGCAGTATTACGCCCTGTACGGCACGCAGACGGGTACGCCAAAGGTTCAATCGTTCTTGCTTGGCCCCACGCCCAGCGCTGCTTTGAGCGCGGAGTTGGCGTATTTCTACTACCCGGAAAGTATCGTCACGGCAACGACCACATGGCTGGGTGATAATTTTGACAGCGTGTTGTTTAACGCGGTCATGGTTGAAGCGGCGCGGTTCATGAAGCAAGAGCCTGACATCATTGCTGAGACGGACAAGCAGTACGTTCAATCGCTGACTCTGCTGAAGAACCTGGGCGAAGGCAAAGACCGACAAGACGCATACCGTACTGGGCAGGTCAGAACGAAGGTGGTCTAAATGGCTCTGGTACAAACGCTATGCTCTTCGTTCAAACAGGAGTCATGGCTGGCTATCCATGATCTGGATACCGATGTCCTGAAGATGGCGCTCTATACGAGCGCCGCTTCTCTTGGTGCAGACACCACGGTTTACACCACAACTAATGAAGTTGTAGGCACAGGCTACACCGCAGGCGGTGTGGTTCTTGTCAATGTCCAAGTGCTTCTTTCTGGCACTACGGCGTATGTGACGTTTGACAACCCTGCTTGGCCGGGGTCTAGTTTTGTTACCCGTGGGGGTTTGATCTACAACTCCACCAAGGCAGACCGTGCAATTGCGGTGCTGGATTTTGGATCTGACAAAACTGCTGGGCCAAATTTCACGGTGCAGCTTCCGGCTGCTTCTGCCACCACGGCGCTGATCCGATTCGCTTGAGGTAAGACATGCCATCAACCTATACCAGCAGCCTCAGGCTTGTTCTTCCGGCCACGGGGGAACTGAGCAATACCTGGGGTACGGTGTTCAACGCCGGGGCGACGAGCCTGATTGATTCCTCAATTGCTGGTACGTCCAGCATCACGATGACGGCGGCGAACTACACGCTGACTTCAAGCAACGGCGCATCAGATGAAGCGCGGGCCATGTTTCTCGTGCTTGGGGGAACTCCAGGCGGTTCGTACAACGTCATCGTCCCTGCGGTCAGCAAGCTGTACTTCGTGACCAACAGCACGGGCGCAGCACAGACGGTGAAGACCTCGGCTGGTTCTGGCATTTCTGTCCCAAACGGCGCTCGGATTGCGCTACGGTGCGACGGTACAGATGTGCTGGAGGCGCTAAATTACGTTGGTTCCTTGACGCTTGGTACAGCGTTGGGCGTGGCTTCAGGCGGCACCGGAGCCGCTACGTTCACGGCAAATAACGTCCTGCTAGGCAACGGCACCTCGGCGTTCCAAGTGGTGGCTCCGGGCACGGCGGGCAACATCCTGACCAGCAACGGTACAACGTGGCAGTCTACTGCGCCAGCAGCAGGGGGCGTCACCACGATCAGCTTTGGCTCAACCGGACTGACACCAAGCACGGCTACAAGTGGTGCAGTGAGCGTTGCGGGGACGCTGGCAATTGCCAACGGCGGCACGGGGGCAACGACTCTCGCGGGCGCAAACATTCCGGTCACAAACGTAGCCAACACCTTCACCGCCACCCAGACCTTCAGCGGCTCCACCAGCGTTCTTGCTTCAGCGTTGACCAACGCAGCCGAAGTCGCCACCATCAGCGCCACAGCGGCCACGGGCACGATCAACTACGACATCACCACGCAGTCGGTGCTGTACTACACC